GATGTGTAGTCTTTCGTTGAACTTACCTAGTGAGTCCATCTTCAGTCTGACGTTAGAGGTATCGTTGATAGCATCTAACAGCTTATCTTTGATGCCTGAGCCAGTCAGTGAGTAGCTGTTGTCATCTGCTACAGTAGACACTGTGATGGTAGTCCTCAAAGCAGACCAGTCCCAGGAGTCTTCTACGAACTCTTTGGCATCATTTACAAACTCTCCAATCATAGCAGAGTAGGTGTTCTGCGTTACAGTAGTTACCTCTGCCTCACGCAGTCTCTTTAGGACGTTGTTTACTAAGTTTAAATATGTCATCTTACACCTTGTATCTCTGTGATATGCCACTCAACAGATACTGTGGAGCAGCCATAGGACTTGCCTGTGTTAGTCTACCTATTAATGGTATGTTAGCGTCTATCTTAAAGAGGTCAGGAGCTAGTACCTCTGAGGTTGTTCTGTTAGGACTAGGAGCAGCAAAAGCAAACATCCCGCCTACTCCTCCTGTTTCTGTTGTAGGCTGCTGAGGTAAGCCTGTAACTGTTGTTTCTGTAGGAGCGTTTAGGTCACCGCCATCTCCAGTTTCTTCTTCCTTTATAGGAACACACTTTTGTAATGCTTCATCATAGACATAACCAGTAGCACAAGTCTTTCCGTTGTCTTTAGTGTCATCATCACCGCCTCCGTTATCTCCTTCTCCCTCACCTCCTCCGTCACCCATTAGTACACATGACCCATAAGAAGGGGAAGAAGGGTCTTCATCTCTTACATAGCCAGCAGCAGCATTACACACAGCAACACAAGAGCCATTCCATCTTTCATAACCTGGCTGACACTCACCATCACCATCGTCTATTTTCCTGCTATCATCATCAATAACTTCTGTTTCTGATGTGTCATCTCCTAATTGACCATCATCTTCTCCTTGTTCTTCTCCCTGCCCAGGCTTTTCAAAAGGCGGTTCAGTTGAAGGAGGAGCATCACGTTGAGCCACATACTCTTCAGGAGTGGTTCCAGTAGCTTTTCTAAACAGGTCAGTAGGGATGTTCCAGCTAGTCAGGATGTCGAGGATGTCAGCAAGTGAAGCATTAGGGTTCTTTTCTAAGGCATCGTTAATTCTGCCTATCTTCTGTTCTTCTTCTAAACCTTCAAAAGTCTGCTGTGGTGTTAAGTCAGGGTCAGGCTCAAGAGAAACTTCTTCTTCTACTACTGGCTCGCCTTCTTCTAAACGCTTTTTGTATTCGTCATAGTCTAGCCCAGAACGAAGAAAAGCATCGTAGGCTTGCTGTACTATGTCTTGGTTTCTTTCTCTCCAGTTATAAACAGCTGCGCTTATAGTTTCTCTACGCATCTCTTCTGGGCTGCCACTAGGAGCGATACCAGCAAACTCTGGATACTGTGACACATCAAAAAGGTCTTCTGGATACTGCTCATAAGGGTCTTCACCAGCCTTACGCATCTCGTCCAGAGTCAAGTAGAATAAGTTGTCTCTCTTCTGACTCTCAGCTTTCTGTCTATCAGATAAGCCTCTGTATAGGTTATATCCAGCTTGAAGAATAGTGCCTAAAGGATTAAAAACAAAAGGCCCAGCTTGTATTGCCCCTTGAGGAACAAGCGCGCTAAACAGGGCGTTTTCAAGAGTCTTCTCAACTACATCTCTACCTGTCGGCATTATGACTTCCTCTCAACCTGCTTAACTTTCTCTACAGTGCGCATAGCACCTAAGCCAAGCATACCTAACAAGACAGGCAACAGAGTCTCCATGTCAATCAGTGGGATGACGACATCGTACTCTAGTAGCTCTAGCACCATGTTAGTAAACGGGATAGTAATAAAGTTACCTGCCATGCCTAAGACACAGACCCAACCTACTGCTGGCCTCCACCCTGACACAAACAGAGAGGGATGTTCAGCCTCTGCCTTGTTTATCTCTAGCTGTGCTTTGACTACCTCATGGGCGTGTTTCTCTGCCATAGTAGCTATGTCGTGAGCCAAAGCAGCCTTCTTGTCTTTGTCTTCTATGAACTTGTCTAGTATCCCAGCAATAGGGCCAGCTAGACTACCAATAAGATTTAGCATTACTTACCACCCCAGTTCATCCAAACACCAGTAGCTAAAGCAGCCAACAGTGCAGTAGTTAGCATCCTAGCTATGGTCTGACCCACAGTCTTCTTAGTGTCACGCCAAGTCTCCAGTAAAGACCTTAGTTCTTTGACATCATCATAGGCTTCTTCGTCAGACAGCCCAATGTTTCTCAGTGCCTGTTTAGCACCTTCTCTGGCTGCTCTGTCAATTAAGTCTTCTATTTCTTGTTCGGTCATCTATACACTCGCTACTGCTGAAACGGCTGCTGCTAATGTGCCTATTACTACCACTGCTGCAACAACTACTATCGTTATGTCTATCAAGTCTTTCTTACGCTGTGCTGCTGCTCTTATCTGTTCTAGCCTACGTTGCTTTATCTTTCTGCGTTCCCGCAACATATCCCTGTAAAAGTCACCTTCTCCTGTGTAGATTAGAAACTCTCTCAGTTCCTTCTCCATCTGTGCTGCTTTGTGTTTAGCCATCGTTATCTGCATAGCTTCGGCTTCTACGCTTTCAGCACCAAACACTTTAGTTACATAAGGCTTGGATTCGTGTTCTATCTTTGCTTGGGCTATCTGGTCATTTGCATCCCAGAACTTCGCCAAGCTATCCCCCATTTCTTTTAGTTCTTTTCCCCTCTGTATCCCCGTCTTTAGTGCAGTGAAAGCAGAGTTAGCCAAGCTAATAGCTGCTGCCACTTCTATCATATTTATTCTTCCTCAGTTACCCACGGCATACCTGTAGCGGTAGCAGGAGTCATAACAGAATCTAGCTTTGACTGTAGACTAGCAGTAACACCGTCCACATCAATAGCAGACTCTACCCATCCGATAACGTCTGCTTCAGTCAGGCTGTCAAAAGCCACAAAGCCATCAGCAGATGCGTCAGGCGTAAAGCTGGCGTGTACCATGTCGCTGACTGTTATGTCACCACTGGTCATTGAGACTACTGCTCGGACACGAACAACACCTCCATCATCAGTATTCCGTACCATCTTATCTATCGTGTATGAAAGTGCCATGTTAGCTTCCTATAGTAATCCAGCCAGTTGTGTTGTCTGCTTGATAAGCATACTCGTCCCAGTAAGCGTCACCTTCTGGTTTAGGTAGAGGTGCTTCCCAGACAAAATCTGTAGAGTTGTAAGTCCATGATGCAAACGGTATAGAAGGCTGTAGGTCTGCGTTACCGCCACCACTCGGCCTCTGGTCTGGGCCTTCAGGCAGTGCATTGTTAGGGAAGCCAGACTGTGCAGGTACATCACGCAATGCAGTCCTGTAGTTCTGATAGATAGTTTTATCTGCATCGCTCAGTGGTGAGTCAGGCAGGATAGCCCAGTCAGTCTCTGTCAGTCGTGCGTTTCTCTGTGCGCGGACATTAGCCTTCTTGTTAGCCAAGTCGTTAGCTATGGCTTCAGCACTGAGGTCAATGACGCTGTAGGTCTGGTAGTAAGCGCCATCGCGTTCCTCAACAGCACCCTCAATGACT